CAATAATTCCGATGTTACAAAAAGAAATAGAAATGGACAGACTAAGTCAGGATTATATTCTTTGTTTATTCCTATGGAATGGAATTACGAAGGGTTCATTAACGAATATGGAGCACCCGTATTTAATGCTCCTAGAGAACCCGCATTTGATCCACAAGGAGTAGAAATAGAATACGGTGTAATAGATCACTGGGACAATGAAGCGGAAGGACTAAAAGATGACCAAGACGCTTTAAATGAATTTTACCGTCAGTTTCCTAGAACAGAAGAACACGCGTTTAGAGATGAGACTAAAAATAGTTTATTTAACTTAGTAAAAATATACGAGCAAATAGACTTTAACGAAGGAAATAGAAACTCATCTGTATTAACAACTGGTAACTTTCAATGGGTTAACGGGGTTAAAGACACAAAAGTAGTTTTTAATCCAGATCCAAACGGTAGATTTAAAGTAAGTTGGGTACCTAGTGGTAAAATGCAAAACAACGTTATACTTAAAAACGGAGTTAAGTATCCAGGCAACGAACATATGGGAGCATTTGGATGTGACTCATATGATATATCAGGAACAGTAGACAAAAGAGGATCGAAAGGCGCCTTGCATGGATTAACTAAGTTTTCAATGGAAGACGCTCCAGCTAATACTTTTTTTTTAGAGTATATAGCTAGACCTCAAACTGCAGAGATATTTTTTGAAGACGTTCTAATGTCTTTAGTGTTTTACGGTATGCCAATACTAGCAGAGAATAATAAACCTAGGTTATTATACTATTTGAGAAGAAGAGGTTATAGAGGGTTTAGTATGAACAGACCAGATAAAATTTGGAATAAATTATCTATTACAGAAAAAGAAGTTGGTGGAATGCCAAACTCTAGTGAAGATATAAAACAAGCTCACGCAGCTGCAATTGAAATGTATATCAACGATCACGTTGGTTTATTAGAAGACGGTACTTATGGTAACGTTTATTTTAGTGAAACATTAAATGACTGGTCAAAGTTTGATATAAATAAAAGAACAAAGCATGATGCGTCTATAAGTTCAGGTCTAGCAATAATGGCTTGTAATAGACATTTATATAGACCAAATAAAGAAGTTAAAAAACAACCACTAAACCTATCAGTATCAAAATACAGTAACAAAGGATTTCAATCAACAATAATAAAAAATAAAATATGACAGAGTCTGCCATAAATTTTCCATCCCAAGCGGTTAGTGATCAAGAAAAATTATCTGAAAAATACGGTTTAGATGTTGCTAGAGCAATAAGACACGAGTGGTTTTCTGGTATTACATCTAAGTTTGAAGGTAACATTAATAATTACCATCACTTGAGATTATATGCTAGGGGTGAACAGCCAATACAAAAATACAAAAACGAGTTATCTATTAATGGTGACTTATCTTATTTAAACTTAGACTGGAAACCAGTTCCTATAGTACCTAAGTTTGTTGATATAGTTGTTAATGGTATGGCTCAAAGAACTTTTGAAGTAAACGCTTTTTCTCAAGATCCATATGGAGTTAGCATGAGAACTGAGTATATGGAATCTATGCTTAGAGATATGAAGTCAAAGAAATTTAACGACATAGTAGAGCAAAAGTTTAATATTGATTTATACGAAAACGATAAAGAAACTTTACCACAAACAGAAGAAGAACTAAAGTTACATATGCAGCTTACTTACAAACAAGCCGTTGAGTTAGCAGAAGAGCAAGCAATAAACGTTTTGTTAGAAAACAGCGATTATGATTTAGTTAGAAGAAGGTGTTTATATGACCTAACAACATTAGGTATATCCGCAACTAAAACAACATTTGATTGGAGCGATGGCGCCAAAGTAAAATATGTTGATCCAGCAAACTTAGTGTATTCTTACACAGAGTCTCCTTATTTTGAAGACATATATTATGTTGGTGAAGTTAAAGATATTCCAATAAACGAACTAGTTAAAGAGTTTCCAGAGCTTACAGAGCAAGATATAAAAGAAATATCAGATTCATCTGGTAGCACCTCATACGAAAACGCGCATTACACCTCTAACGACGATAGAAATAAAATACAAGTTTTATATTTTAATTATAAAACACACATGAATGATGTTTATAAGCTAAAGAAAACTGGAAGCGGCGCAGACAAAGTTATTCAAAAAGACGATTCATTTAATCCTCCTGTAAAAAGCATGGATGGTGAGTTTAGTAAACTAGAAAGAGTTGTTGAGTGTCTATATGAAGGTGTTTACTTAATTGGTTGTAGCAAACTATTAAAATGGAGAATGGTTGATAATATGATGAGAACTGATTCTGATTTTAGTTCTGTTAAAATGAATTATCAAATAGTTGCACCAAGAATGTACAGAGGTAAAGTAGAATCTCTTGTTAGTAGAATAACTGGTTTTGCTGATATGATACAACTAACCCACCTAAAGCTACAACAAGTAATGTCAAGAATGGTGCCTGATGGTGTTTATCTTGATGTAGACGGTTTAGCTGAGGTTGATCTTGGCAACGGAACAAACTACAATCCACAAGAAGCACTAAACATGTTTTTTCAAACAGGTTCTGTTATTGGTAGAAGCTTTACTTCAGATGGAGATCAAAATCCAGGTAAAGTACCAATACAGCAAATACAAAGCAGTGGAGGTAATAACAAAATACAAAGTTTGATTACAACTTACAACTATTATTTACAAATGATAAGAGATGTAACAGGGTTAAACGAAGCAAGAGATGGTAGTATGCCTGATGCAAAAGCTTTAGTTGGTGTACAAAAACTAGCAGCTGCTAATTCAAACACAGCAACTAGACATATATTACAAGCAGGTTTATTCTTAACAACTGAGTTAGCCGAGTGTTTATCATTAAGAATATCTGATATAATAGAATACTCTCCAACTAAAAATGCTTTTATACACGCTATTGGAGCTCATAACGTAGCAACTCTTGAAGAGTTGAAAAACCTACACATGTATGACTTTGGTATATTTATAGAGTTACTACCAGACGAAGAAGAGCAAGCTATATTAGAAAATAACATTCAACAAGCTTTAGCTCAAAAATCCATAGATCTAGACGATGCAATTGATTTACGTAGTGTTAGAAATATAAAATTAGCTAATCAACTTTTAAAGGTTAAACGTAAAAAGAAAATGGAAAGAGATCAATTAATGCAACAGCAAAATATTCAAGCTCAGTCCCAAGCTAATCAACAAGCTCAACAAGCAGCAGCACAAGCTGAAGTTCAAAAGAACCAAGCTATAACACAATCAGAAGCTCAACTAGAGCAAGCAAAAAATCAACTAAAAATTCAATACTTACAACAAGAAGTTAACGCTAAAAAAGAGTTAATGCAGTATGAGTTTAGATTAAACTCACAAATAAAAGGAATGGAAAGAGATATTAGTTCCAGAAACGAATTAATGAGAGAAGATAGAAAAGATGCAAGAGTTGATAGACAAGCTGGACATCAAAAACAAATGATACAACAAAGAAAAGAGGGTGATTCACTTAATAACTTTGAGTCATCAGGTAATGATATACTTACAGGAGATGCTAACATAAAGTAAATCCTTATTATTTAATATTTTATAAAATTTTATTATGGCAGAAGAAAAAGAAAACGTAATCGAAGAGATTAAAGAAGAGGTTGTTGAACAAAAACCTGAGCAACCAAGAAACGAACAAGGTCAATTTAAATCAAAGTTTGAAAGCGCTTCAGACGACAGTGTTGCTAAAGTAGACTTAAGTAAACCTCCACCAGAAATAGAGGTTGAAGAAACAAAAGAAGAAGTTGAAGAGCCTATAGAAGAGGCTGTTGAAAGTACTACAGAGCAGGTTGTTGAACAAGTAGAGGAACAACCAGTGTTACAAGAAGTTGTAGATGAAGAGATAGCTGAAGTTAAAGAAGAGATTGAAGAAGCTGTAGCAGAGGCAGAAGCCACTGGACAACCACTACCAGAAAACATACAAAAGCTTGTAGATTTTATGGATGAAACAGGTGGTGATCTCAACGACTATGTAAACCTAAATAGAGACACGTCCAAAATGGATACATCTGAAATACTAGACGAATATTATCGTACTACAAAATCTCATTTATCACCAGAAGAAAGAAGTTTTTTATTGGAAGATAACTTTGGTGTAGACGAAGAGATGGACGACGAAAGAACTATAAAGAAAAAACAAATAGCCTTAAAAGAGCAAGTTGCCGAGGCTAGAGCCTATCTGGACGGGCAAAAGTCCAAATACTATGAAGAAATTAAAGCTGGGTCAAAGTTGACCAACGAACAACAAAACGCTATTGATTTCTTTAATAGATATAACAAAGAATCTGAAGAGCAGAAAAAAGTATCTGAAGCTACTAAAAAAACGTTTCAACAAAAAACTAATAATGTCTTTAATGAAAATTTCAAAGGTTTTGATTATGAAGTTGGAGACAAGAAGTATAGGTTTAATGTTAAAGATGTTGACAAGGTAAAAACGACTCAAAGTGATATTAATAACTTTATTAACAAGTTTGTTGGTGAGGATAATAAAACAATTGAAGACGCTAAAGGTTATCATAAATCTTTATTTACTGCTATGAACTCTGATGCTATTGCAAAACACTTTTATGAACAAGGTAGAGCAGATGCAATCAAAGGACAAGTTGCTAAGGATAAAAACATAAATACTAATCCTCGCCAAACACATGGTGAAACAAATATTGGTGGAGTTAAGTATAAAGTGTTAGGAGACTCTTCAAATGATCTAAAAACTAAAAATAGATCGTTTAAAATTAGAAAAAAAAATTAATTAAGACTAAAATATAAAATATGGCAATTACAAATGGACAGTTACTAAATAAAGTCCCTTCTGCACAGCAGCAAGCTTTAGCTAGTAACTATATAGATTTCGCAGGCGGTACAACTGGCTGGGAACAACAATAC